AAGTATTACTCCATTCCCCAAAAACAATTCACAATAAAGTGCGACTACAAAAGCACTTAGAAAAGAAGGCAATATAGCCTTATTAACGGAGAAACAGAATGAGTATTAAATTATTAGGAGCAGAAGAAGCTTGCGGTACTACCGTAGGAGCGGCATCTACTTTTAGTGGAGGACCGAACGTAAGGTTGTTCAATTCTGGTGCTACTATCAGAGTAGTAACAGTAGCTAACGAAGCAGATGCAACACTAGCGACTATATCATTAGATGCAAAAGCAGTAGTAATAATTGCAAAAAAAGCTTCAGACCAAGTATTCGCTGCACACGCAGAAGTACTAGGTGTTGGTTGCATAACAGAAAACTAAAGGTGAAACAAATTGATGTTAGAAGAGCGTGGTTAGAAGAGACTGCGTTAACTTCTACTAAACACCTATCACAGATAAGCAATAAAAAAGCGCTAGGAGCGGAAAGAACTATAGCAGAAAAAGAACTTGCTAAAGTATCTGCCGCTTACTTATATCTACTAAACCTTTGTCATGAGTTCGAACTCTTAGATGAAGGTGACCCATTTAACCTATTTGAAAACGAATTAATACATTGATTGAAGTAAGCAGAACAGACATAGTCCCAGATTATCTAATGGACTACCCTACAGAAGATAGATTCATAAAGCTTCCTATCGAAGGCTATATGGAACTTTTAGGCATAAAACCTAATTCTTCTCAGACAGCTATTATCAATGCTATCAACAATCCTAAGTATCGTTTCGTTACTGCAGCAGTATCTAGACGACAAGGAAAAACATATATTTCAAATATCATCGGGCAATTAGTATGCTTAGTTCCAGGAGCTAATGTACTACTTATGTCGCCCAACTACTCACTATCCCAAATATCATTCGACTTGCAAAGAAATTTGATAAAGCACTTTGACTTGGAAGTTACAAAAGATAATGCAAAAGACAAAGTTATAGAACTATCTAACGGTTCTACGATTCGTATGGGTTCAATTAATCAGGTAGACTCAGTAGTTGGTAGAAGTTATGATTTAATCATATTCGATGAAGCAGCACTAACAGATGGTAGAGACGCCTTTAATGTAGCACTCAGACCTACACTAGATAAAGAGAACTCAAAAGCAATCTTTATATCTACTCCAAGGGGTAGAAATAATTATTTTGCAGAATTTTACTATAGAGGATTTAGTGATGAGTTTCCTGAGTGGTGTGCCATAAAAGCTACTTACCATGAAAACCCTCGTGTATCAGAAGCAGATATTGTAGAAGCAAAGAAGACTATGTCTGCAAATGAGTTNGCCCAAGAATANATGGCTGACTTNAATGTATATGAAGGACAAATATGGGCATTTGATTACGAACATTGCGTAGCAAATCACAAAGATTTAGATACTAGCAAGATGGACGTATTTGCAGGACTTGATGTTGGGTATAAAGACCCTACAGCATTTTGTGTTATTGCTTATGACTGGGACTCAGGTATCTATCATTTAGTAGATGAATACTTAGATGCTGAAAAGACAACTGAACAACATGCTATACAGATTCAAAAACTTATACATAAATGGGACATAGATTACATTTATATTGATTCTGCAGCGCAACAAACTAGATTTGACTTTGCACAAAACTATGACATTACTACTATTAACGCTAAAAAATCTGTTCTTGACGGAATAGGATTTGTAGCAGGAGTAGTAGATAACAATACTTTACTTGTTGACCAACAATGTAAAGAATCTCTCACATGCTTGGACCAATATCAATGGGACCCAAACCCTAATTTGATGAGAGAGAAACCAAAACATGATGGGGCATCGCATATGGCAGATGCTTTACGATACGCCCTGTATACATTTGAAACCTCAATTACTACCTTCTAGTTACACCTGTCAAAAACAGTTCTTGACAATATATGTGACTTTTTGGTATAATTCTAATTAAGAGTAGAAATATGGAACTAAAAAGAGATTTAGTTAAATACGTAAGAGATAAAGCCAAATCACAATATAATAAGAAAGACACTTGCTATATATGTGGAACAGGCGAACATTTAGATTTTCATCACTTTCATGGACTGACTGAACTACTAGAAACTTGGTTAANNCAAAATAANATTAATATAACTAAAGAGCAAGAAATACTAGACATACGAAAGCAGTTCATTGATGAGAATTATGTAGAAGTGTATGACGAATGTGTAACACTTTGCCATACTCATCATTTACGATTGCATTCAATATATGGAAAAAGACCCAAATTGATAACAGCAAAGAAACAACAACGATGGGTCGAGAAACAGAGAGATAAATATGGCATGGTATGACAGATTCTTAGGAATAAAAAGAGAGGAAAAATTAAATGACTCTCAGTACATAATTTCCCGTAATGAGGGAATGACTGTCGACTCGCAAGAAAGAACTATCAATTATAAAAACGCATATGAACAACTAGAAATTGTAAATAGAGCGGTTAACATGATTGTTGATGATGTTGCAGAAATACCTTTCACTATTGGAAACCCAATACCAGGATTTACAGGAGTTGCAAAAAACATTCGTAAATCAAGAGTAAATTTACTACTTAATCACGAAGTCAACCCTTTTCAAGACATTAGTTCATTTAAAAGAAATCTTATAATAGATTTAATGATTGATGGTAACATTTTTATGTATTTTGATGGAGCGCATTTATACCACCTTCCAGCAAACAAAGTAGTTATATACACAGATGACCAAACATACGTAGAAAAGTATGTATTTGATGGTGCTGTAGAATACTCAGTAAATGAGATTATACACGTAAAAGAAAACAGTTTCAAATCTATTTATAGAGGCGTACCTAGATTAAAGCCTGCGTACAGAACAATGCAACTATTATCTAGCATGAGAAACTTCCAGGATAACTTCTTCAAGAATGGAGCAGTTCCAGGATTAGTATTAAAGAGCCCTAACACACTTTCAGAAAAAATCAAAGAAAGAATGTTAGCAGCATGGGTACAAAGATACAACCCAACTTCTGGCGGACGTAGACCATTATTCTTAGATGGTGGACTAGAAGTAGAAAATCTAACAGAAATCAGTTTTAAAGAATTGGACTTCCAAGAAGGAATTAAGTCCAATGAAAGAATTATATTAGAAGCGATGGGAATACCACCAATTCTATTAGACGGCGGGAATAATGCAAATATTAGACCCAACCATAGACTTTACTATCTTGAGACTATCTTACCAATTGTAAGAAAAATCGGATATGCACTAGAAAGATACTTTGGTTTCGAGATAAAAGAGAATGTGACAGATATACCTGCTCTACAACCTGAATTAAGAGACCAAGCAGCATACTATGCTACACTAGTGAATACAGGCATATTTAGTGCCAACGAAGCAAGAGAAGCCCTAGGTAAAGAACCAGTACCGGGATTTGACGAACCAAGAGTCCCTGCAAATATAGCAGGCTCAGCGGCAAACCCAGAAGAAGGTGGTAGACCACCTGAAGAAGAGGAACAAAATAATGGCGAATAAAAAAGTCGTATTAAAACAACTAGCCGAGTACTTCGGCAACAAAGGGCATTTAATGAGTGCTAACGAATACAAAGCAGCAACAGACGTTCCAATGCGTTTTATGATTGCAAAAAGACCTTTTGGGTCTTGGGGCAGAATGCTGCAAATGTGCAAAGTTAACTTTCCAGAAATGTTTGAAGTAAAAGAAGCGCCTAAAGCCGCTAAAGTAGCTGCTAAACCAGTAGTTAAAAAGGCACCAAAAGATGGCAAATAAACTATTCAATTTAACTTCTACTTTTAAAACTCTCGGAGAAGATGATGACGGCAGCATAAACATTAAAGGTTTTGCTAGCACAAACACTAAAGACCGAGCGGGCGATATCGTCGACCATGATGCATGGCTTAAAGGTGGATTGGACAATTTTAAAAACAACCCTGTTATATTATTTAATCATAACTATGACAGACCAATCGGCAGAGCTACTGCTATTGGCGTCGGAGAAAAAGGATTAGAGCTTAATGCTAGAATTTCTAAATCTGCTGGCGATGTAAAAGAATTAATTAAAGACGGTGT